AATCCAAACTCTTTTATAGATGCCGCTACCTGCTGAATTTGCTCCTCACTATGTGTTCTTGAGTTGTTTATGTAAGGTATCAGCTCTGCTGTCGTCTTGTACTCCACTTGGATAGCCATATCGCTCTATAAAATCCTCAGTTGTTGTTTCATCAATGTAGACTATTTCTTCCTCAGAACAACCCTCGTCAAATAGTAGGGCATTGATCAACTCTTGCCAAGTCACCCTGCTCTACTCTTGTCTAACTCTCTTACCTCATTAACAAGTGCTGTAAAGAATTCTTGCTCATATCCTGCCGCTATTGCGATACTGGCGGCCTTTAATGCTTCATGCTGGTCAGGTTCTAACCAGATGCCTCGCACCTCTTTTAGGCCATTTTGTACCTTACGTTTCCTAAAATCTGCCTGTATCTCTGCGTTTGTTTTCATCTTAATACCCCTGAAAGTCTATATATCCTGTTTCACCATCAGCCCGCTTCTGCTGTAGCTTCTTTAATTCTGCCCTGTAGTGCTTTGCGATTAGCCCTGCCTTATCGTCTTTGGCAAATATCTTACCGAGTGTGGTGCTGTTCTTGCGCTCTAGCAGTAGCTCATGCGCCCCCTCACCTATGAGGCTTTTGACAAACTGCGTATGCTCATAGGGATTAGCCCCTAAAAAAATATGGCAGGAATAGCAAATAGAAAAACAGTTTACCTTGTCCCATCGAGTGCCTCGATTCGCCCTGCCATGATAGTGCGAGTTATGTAACCCTGTCGAGCTTCTGTCGTATTGCTTATGACATCGCTCGCAGGTGTAATCTGTGCGCTCTCTTACACATTTACTAAATACTGAATCACTTGGTTTTATCTTAATTGCCATTAGGGATTCTGAGCCAGCACCGATGCTGAAAAGTGCATCTCAACAAAATGCTCATAAATCGACATCAAGCACTCTTGCTGTAACTCTAGCTCTTTTCTTAATTCACTGTCTTTAGGTAACGCCACTCCAACCTCAGTATTGATGCTGAAGGCTTTAAAAAATAACTCTCTTATATCCGAGTCAGTCCCGCCAGTGGTTAGCCGTATAACATCGGCTCTCATTTTTTCTTTGATTTTTTCCATGCTTGTTACATTACTCATATTACACCTCTTAGTTAGTTAAAATATACTTAGCGTATCTGGTTGCTTCATTAAAACGGTTCTTTGTCTTAATCTCTTTAGTTTCAATGCCATAGCCACTCTTTCTTAACTGTAGTATAACATCTGCTAGACGATAAATCCCGTATTCTCTTAGAGCTACCATTGGCTCAATAGTGCCGTATTCCTCTAAGTGTCTTAATACTCGTTGTTTCTGTGTCATTTTTTTCATTGTCTTGCCCTCGTTTTTAACGTAAAAGTTGCATTAATCTATCGTTATAGCTCATTTTATGCTTTTTTGGCTCATCTTGATGAAGCCAATCTTGAAAATCAAGCCGTTTAGCCCAGTTGCCAGATGCCATGCACTCATTGAGATATTCTCGATAAAGCTCAAAACTGAACCTTTCTAAAGGTTGAAGCAAATCTTTTGGGTTTTCTTGCTCTCCGCATAACTTGCCTTTGATAAAATATGGGTCAGGATTTTCTGGTTTCATTTTCTTGCCCTCTAGTTATGGGGGTTTGCACCCCCTGCTCAATTAATATTTAAACCCAGCTAATTCGCTTACCTTTGACTACATTAAACATCAAGAGTTTATGATTGACAGTTAAGATAGGCCATTTATGCTTTGAATTTTTGACCCAAATAAAAGAAAAATGAACAAAAAGTTTATCGTCAGCTTTTCTTTTTGCTACCGTAAAGTTTATTGCTTTTGTGCTAAAAAGCATTTCAATATATGTAGAATTAATTTTGACTGTTTTCTTAAACATTTTCTTGCCCTCTGTTTATGGGGGCTTACGCCCCCGTTAAATGTTATTGAAAGATTAAATCTGTTACTTCTTGGAACATTTCTTTGTTTCGTTTAATTGGCTGTGAATCCCAAGTTAAATTCTTACCTAATAAAAATTCTCTATTTTTTAGCAAAAGGTTAAGAACCTCTGTTAATTCGTTTTCAGCTAAGCCCAAGTAATCCGAACCCTCAATAGGTGACCAAGGACTCCAAAGTCTGCGAGAATCTGCATAAATGCAATCTTGCTCAGCTACGATAAAATCTTTTAAGTCACTTGATATTGAATATGCTTTCATTTTTCTTGCCCTCGTTGTTGGTGTTTCCGTTTAAGTTGAGATAACTATAGGGCTTGTTACGCGTAATGTCAACAATTATTTTAATTATTTTAATAATTCTTTAAAATTACCAATTTTGAAGTGACACATAGGCTCAATGTCATCAGGGTCATTTCTCTTGTAAGTGCCTCCAATCTCTATGGTTTCTGGCTCTTTCATCTCGATATAGCCTAGCCAATCAGTCCACTCGATAATCAGAAAAGTTTTTATCCCATACGGCCAATATCTGCCAGCAGTGACCAGCTTTCTCAGCGGCATCATCAATGTTTCAAAATCTGTGCTTTTGGCGTTGCGCTTCTTGATCTCAGCAAATGCCTGTATTTTCTTATCCCTAGTCAGGGCATAGTCTAGGCAATAATTCATCGGTAGCTTGTAAGCCTCACAATCCCACTGTAAGCAAGCGTAAGTGATGATACGTTGCTCATTATCCCTATCGTATTGCGTCTCTCTAATCCTCAAGTCTGAGCCTCCTGCTGTAGCTTCTCAAACTCGCCCTTTGCCTCAAGTATCAACCCATCATCAGCACCGTACATCTGTAGCCATTCCATAAACTGAAACATCTCACCTTTAGCCCACTTTTTAGAGCTTGTAAGCCCCTTTGATGATTCGCCAGTAATTAGGTCTAGGTTATGCTTAATCAGCCACTCGTAGCGATTCTGTGCGTAACAGCGCCTTTTAGCGGTCAACTTCATATGCTCAATTTCTTTCTCTGATACTTTCTTGGAATCTTTCTTGAGTAGATGCCCTGCGTACTGCCTGAGCCAAACGTGCAAAAGCGCATTTTGTGAAAGGCTACGCTCTGACAACCCTTTAATCGAAACCCCAAAGGCTTCCTTAGAGGCCACCCATTCATCAATGAGCTTCTGTAGTTGTTCAATAGAGCCGTCTTTTGACGGTATGCAAAGTATTTCTTTTTTCATATCTACCCCTCAATAGGGCAGTTTTTGACTGGAACTGCCAAACCAGTTGCAAGGTAGCCATTTCAAGTGAGGGCAAGAAGGGAGGCTACCCAACAAAACTAAAACGGAATATCGTCTTCAAAATCTTCAGCACCTATGTGCGTACCTGCTGGCGCTTGCTGTGGTGGTTGCTGTGGTGCTTGCTTGTAAATCGAATCGTAAGCATCTTTGATACCCTGCTGGCCTTGCGTGTTAAATTTAGCTTGCCAATCTGCCTCTGTGGTAAACTGAAAGCTCAACACTGGCCGTTTAGGGTTCTCTTGTAATGATTGCGGGTCTGTTTTCCAACAGCTTACGCGGTATTCTACACCACCAATCTCAGCTTTTCCTGTGAAATGTGGCTTATTATCGCCCTGCTGTTTCTTGTCATTGCGCCAGACGCTACCTCTGTTGTTGTTGTCCATCTTTTTTACCCTCTTTTTTTTGTTTGTCATTTTTGTTAAAAATTCTGTCGAAATTTTCGTTAAATTTGTTTCTCTGCTCTTTGGTTATCTGCCTCTGTACTATTCCTTTGATACTGTCATGATTAGCCATTTTTCATATCCCATAATTCGTCAGACAATTTGACATAAGTGTCATACAAGCCCCATAAATGAGCAACCGCCTCTTTGACAAAGTAAATATCTGAAGTTGTAAAATGCTCATAAAAGTCATCAGGGTGATAATTTTTCATATTATCAAGAGCATTTCCTAGCTTATCTAACTGCTCGACTATCTCTTGGTTGTCATCATATGGGTTCTCTCTACTCATACCGCCCCCCTAAAACCGTTCTTGATGTATTCGCGCTCTTGAGTTGTAAAGCAACCGCCCTTCGTAGTCGCTAGCCACAATGCCCGCTGGTCATACTCATCTAACTCACCCCAAGCCTCACGCGCCAAGTCAGCCTCGTCATTAGCTATGTGGGTCTGTATCGCAACAACGCTAGAATAGTTGTCAGTCATAGCCTTAGTGAATTGCACCATGCGAGAATAAATATCTTTCTCTACGTTTTGCTTTTGAGCGTTTACAACCTCATCTGCTGAAGCTATCTCAGTGCCACCCATACCAGTGAAAGCTAAGCAACGGCCTACAGCACTTGTCTCCGCATTCTCTAGGGCGCTGGTCTTGTTGATATTCGTAGACCCTCGTAGCTCCTCTGCATGACCCGTAGCAATCACCTTGCCATCAGGGTCTTTAATCGTTGCCTTAACTAAGACCAGCTCAGCCGCAGATAGCACCTCTGTCGATATTTCGTAATCTGGCTTTGTCGCCCTGAAGTCTGCTATACGCTTGCCGACTGTGCGATATTCTTTGCCATGTATCTTAACTATGCCCTCACTCATCGTTGTATTGCTCCTGTGGTTGAAATGGTAACTCATCAGTTGATTGATTTCGGTCAAATATATCTGAAGCCCTAGCATAGACATCAGTAGTGAACTGCCATCTCTCAGTAAATCCCTTAGCCTCGTAGTATTCTAGCAACGCAATGTTTAGCTCATACTCTGCCCTAGCTTCTCTAGCCAGCTGGGAATGCAAGTCACCTATGCCGCTGTTGAATTCCTCTAAAGCCTTTAGGCTGTCATCAATTCCAATATCTAATCTTTCTAGCTTTTTCATGTTTCACCCTCACAGTTTTCACAATATAAATCATATCTATCAGCACCCCAGCCATAACAACTATTGCATGATGTGCCATCGTGTAACCCTTCCCCTGAACCCCCGCAGTCATTGCAAGGGCGTTCTTCTAGCGATTCTTTGCAGTCACCGCACTTAGGTTTGACGCGCATCTTAAACTCTGTACGCTTTTTGAAGCAGGCCATTGTCTTGCCAGCTGTCACCATCTTCATTAACAATGCTGTTTTTTGAAAGATATACAGCTAAATTGTCATAAGCGTCTGCTACCATTGTAAGTGCAGATGCTTGTTTTTTATCATACGCTCTGCGGCTTCTTGGCTTGCAAATAAAGCTAGGAACATAACCATGACTTCCTTGATCCAACACTAAGTCTACAATGTCAGAATGAGCCGTAAATTCATTTAAAGCAGTGTTCAAAGTTTCGGCATCATGGCCAGTTACGTGTTTAATTGTGTTAGATAAAAAGTGGTAAAAAGGTCGTTTTTTCATTTGTTTGCCCTCACAGCGTTTGTTTGTATGGTTGTTATTATAGGGGTATTAGGTGTAATGTCAAGCCTTTTTTTAAATTATTTTCAATTTATTTTATCGAATATCTGACCCTGCGACATCTGCTCAATCAATCTGTCGTATAGGCCAATAACTAACCGCTTAGAGTGGTAAGGTGCAAAGTTAATTTCTAGGCATCGCTGGCCGTTGCACTTCCAGCGGAAACCATGCTGTAGCCAAACCTTGACCGAGTTGTTTTTAGTGTCAACCTCAACTGCTCCGCCAGCCTCAATTGCCTTGCGCTTAACTGTTGTAATATTAGTCGTCATCTTTCAAATCCCCTGCCCACGTTCTATCCATTAATCTATCCATTGCATCAAATTTATATATATTATTTTTATTTGTTTTTTCTTTGTTTCTTAGGGGTGCTGTTTTGCACCTGTTGGGGGTGTCATTTTGCACCCGTTGGGGTGTAGTAGTTACACCGTTATCATTTAGCACTGGTGTTATTTTGTACCTGTTAGAATGCCCACCATTTGACTTCATGATAGTTATCCAGCCCTCTTGCTCTAGGTTCACTAAATGCTTTTGAATTGTCCTTTTAGCTAGCCCTGTGTCTCTCTGTATCGTTGCTTTACTAGGCCAGCAGGTTTGTGAGTTGCTGTGCAGATACCACCTCAGATAAGCCGCTAAGAGCTTTGAGTTGCTAGGCAGGTCGCTACGCCATACCTCATTGAGCCAATCAGTTGGATTCATTGTTGCCCTCACATTCTAAGTTTTTGTAATCAGGCCATGCGCCAGATTTAACCATTAGTTATTTTGCGTATATTTCATGAAGTTTAGTGGCTAAGCAATCTTTGAGATTCTTATGTTGCTTTTGATTAATTTCACCTGACTCATAAGATTTGTCTAAATCTTTAAATAACGGCAGGTTAGGGTCAATAGAATCTCTTTTCTCAGTGGTATCTACAATTGCAAACCAAAAATCATCATATTTAGTAGATGCAATGCTACCGCTTGGTAGCCACCGATAAGATGCGGTTGTTTGATAAAAATTACTCATTGTCTTGCCCTCTGGTTAAGTTGATGGGTACATTATTGACCCTGTTACGCATAATGTCAAGCATTATTTAAAATTAATTTAATTTATTTATTCCAGCCTACTGCCTTGCCTTGTGCTTTGGCGTTCCAGTGGTTGATGTCTGCGGCTATTTCCTTTGGTGTTGCTGTGCCGCTGATCACTGTAATGTGTTCTGGTTTGACCTTTACTGACCAATGAAGCTGGCTGGCATCTGTAAAAGTAGAATCACCGTAATGTTGCTCAATTAATTTCATCGTCTTGCCCTCAAGTGTTTGGGGTCTTGCGACCCCATCTCAGTTAAATTTCTCTTAAAGCGTCTATCGGTAATGCTAGCTCGCCTCTGGCTGTTTGCGTATGGTCATTTGGGTTGACTGCTTTGACCTGCGCGTATTCTTGGCCGTCAATGTTTCTGAATCCTAGTATTACGAATGTACCGCAAACTTGACCTTTTACTATTTGATTGATTTTCATTTTATTGCCCTCGTTTTGATTTGATGGGTACATTATGGCTACTGTTACGCGTAATGTCAATGGTAATATATTACAATTATTTTAATTTATTTGCTTGACTTATCTTTCATTATGCGTAATAATGTTTACATCAACTAACGAGAGGGCAAAAAAATGAGAATCACTAACAAGCAAATATCAGCAAGAATCGAAAGAGAGTTTGGCATTCCACATATCAATGTCTTTGTAGATTACGACACAGGCCATAGTTTTTTTTACAGCGATGACGAAGCTACTGCTGAGTGGTTAGGTCTTTGGGAAGAAACAACCACAGGCGCTTACAGACTAAACAGCTACACGCTAGGCCAGTGGGTTCACGTTTTCGATGTTATGCGACCTAAAATAGTCAAAACTTTATAATACAACGGGGGCGAAAGCCCCCAACCACTTGAGGGAGTGAGTCATGCCAACAGCAAGCGAATACGACAGACTGATTAACAACAAATGGAAAGACGCTCAACTGCCAGAGCCAACAGAGAAACAAGCAATCTCTGGCGCAAAAGCATTATGGCGCAAAGCAACGGGCAGAGCGTTCAAGGGAAAAGTTGAGATTGTAAAGCGCAAGAATCAATACACTTGGTTTAAGCGCGGCACTTACGGCCGAGATATGGTAGTTAATCCCTGCCGATACTCTCATGGCCACATAGAGCAGGGCTGGCAAGAAATAGTCCATAGCATAGCGCATATGGCTCACCATGAACAAAGACCCAGTGAGCGGCCACACAGCGACCACCAGCTAAACCTTGAGGCAATGCTAACCAGCTACGCACTCAGCGATAAGTTTAAGAAGTTTACCAGCTAGGGGCTATGCCCCTTTTTTATTTGAAATAGTTTGACGGTTCTGGTCTAATAGAGCCTTATAGCATATTTGAGGATAACCAATGCAACCAGAAACAGCATCGCAAGTCTGCAAGAGAAACGGCTTAGCATCATTAAAGCAAGTAAGCGAGATGACCCACCAGTCACCACAGACGTTAATCAACTGGCATAAGAATAAGCGTTACTTATTCGATATAGTTATATTGGGTTGCCAGACGCAAGTTGATTTGCCACATCAATCGCCCTCTGTCCTACTTGCTCAGCCCAGCGACTAGATAGCGCCTCAGCGCCAGCTTGATCGTATTGGCCTTGCTCAATGTAAGCAATAGTTTTCTTAAATTGACTAAACCGAGTGAGGCCAAGATTGAACACCATATTTACGACAGCTTCTTTTCTGGCATCGTCTAAGCCTGAGAACCACCCATAGGCCGCCTGTAGCTCGCTCTCAACGCGATTAATGTCATTCTTGAGCAAATACCTTGCCTCATCTTCTGTGATGCCTAGGCCGTTATTTGAATCTATATTTCTCCCCACGCCAATAGTCTGTTTTGACGCTGAGCATTCGTAGCAAAAAAGCTCAAGCCCCTCATGAATAATTAGCTGGTCGCTTAATCGTTTAATGTCCATTAATCTTCCTTCGCATGACTAGCGCCAAAGTAAAATGAGCTTATTCCTGAAACAAGTCCACCGAGATACCCCAAGACCAGAGATACAATAGTATCGCTATTAGCGTCTGGTGGCTGAACAGTGACCAAAAAGATATAAGCAAGGAAGCCGATAAGAGCAAGTAATCCGAATACTCTTGGTGTCCAATCTCCCCTATGAGCTTTTCTAGCATCTTGAACATCGGCAGTTTCCAAAGAAAATATGTCTACTTCCATTTGAGCCATCTTAGCCTCAAAGTCCAGCTCGGCTTCTTTGATAGCTACTAACTGCTCTGGCGTTGCGCTTTGTATCGCTCTCTCAATCTCTTTAGGCTCGTTCTTGACACCTAGCTTATCCGCTATAGCAGACATAGCCGCACCAGCTAGAGGCGAACCCATAGCCGTTGCGAGAGTTGGCGCTACTGCACCGACTAGCCCCTTAATCGCGTTAAGGTTCATTTTTTCTTACCTTTCTTCATTGGTGCTGTTTTCTTACCTTTTTTGACTGGTGGTCTACCCATTTTAGAACCGTAAGTACCTTTACCTTGTGGCATATCATTTCCCCTTTGGTTTCTTTTTAGCAATATCGGCATCAGCTTTTCTAGCTCCACCTTTACCACTGACAAAACTATTGACGCGACCCATAGCCCAAGCCGCCATCGGTACGTTTCTCGACCCACCGCCTAGATATGCGCCCTGACCTCTACGGTAGACCTTCTCTAGTTGTGTAGGTGTAAACTTTGTCCCCTCGGCCTTCTTCTTGAGTGTAGCTTTAACGCTTGCGCTTAGGGGTTTTCTTGGTGGTGCTTTTTTTGGCATTTTGTGCGACCCTCGATTTCTGTACCGCTTTCAAGTCTATAAATTCGCCTTTAGCATATGCGGCCGCTGTGCGCTTAATCTCTGCCGCCTTAGCTGTCTTATTCTTTGCGCCAGATAAGTATTTTTTAGCAACGCCTGTAGCCTTATCTTTGGCAACCTTTCTAAATTTCTTAGCCATTACCACTTCACCTTGTCAGCCCAGAAGGCCGCAGACATCTTGCCTTTAGCTATATTCTTTGCATGACGGGCTTTGAAGCTGGCTCTCTTAGCCTTGTCAGCATCGCTCTCACCTGCTCTTGGTGGCTTAGTCTTAGCGCCCTGCTGACCAAAGCGGATAGTTTTGATCTTGTCACCCTCTTTGGCTACGACTACATGAGACTTTGTAGGGTGGTTAGGTGTCCTCTTAGGCTTGTTGTAACCTTCAACACCTGCATTTTTTAACCTAGAATCTTTAGCCATTCTTTTTAGCCTTATTTTTAGCCCCTGCTGGTCTGCCTCTTTTCTTAGGTTTTGGCTTGATGCCAATCAATATCTTAACATCAGTTACAAA